TCAAATCGCAGCGCTATCCTGCGTTCCAGTGCTCGCCTCCTCCGGGGCGTCCTGCTGGCCTGCTCTCAGATCCTCGCTGATTTCCTTCAGGACGGCGGAAGCCGAGGCAAGGCGCGCGCGGTCGCGCGGCGAAAGCCGGCCGGTGCCTTCTATCTTGAGGCAATCCATGGCGTAGCGCACCAGCTCCTCGCACCCCAGCAGCGGTGAGCTGTCCGCATTGTTGGTCGACTCGTCAGGTTTGGCCAGCCGCATGGCGCAGTCCTCCTCGGCCTCAACGCAGCCCGGTGCGCGGAGTTTCTCTCGATCATCCGCCATGCTTAACGGCTTGCTAACGCAGCTCGAACCGCCCTGTCTCGCATTTGGGGCGGGGTGCGGGGACTGGCGCAGGCGAAACCGTCGCGAATGCATTGTCGCCGCTTGACGGCTTTTTCGCCGCAACCTATTGGAACCGGGTGGAACGCCGGGAGTAACGAGGCCTCGTGGCGGAGTGGTTACGCAGAGGACTGCAAATCCTTGCACCCCGGTTCGATTCCGGGCGAGGCCTCCATTCTCAAGCGCGCTGTGCGCTTGATGAATGATTTTGTTCGATAATTTCGGTCGGTGTGGCAGCCGGAACCGAACCCTCACCGCCAAGGTGTGGCAATAAGTTCCCGAAATCCCCCCAGTCGATGCGTTGCACGGCCTGCCTGGCGAGGCGGGATTGATTCTTTCGGGCGGTGTAAATCTTCGACGTTTTTCCGTCGGACCAAGCGAACAGACCGTCCAGCATCGAATCAGTCGCCTCGTTGTCGGCGATATTTGTGGCCAGGCCCTTGCGCACCGAGTGCGCGGTGCAATGCGGTAGACCGGCCTGGCTGAACCATTCCGACACGCGCTGCGACAGTCCCTTGATCGAGTAGGGCTCACCGTATTCGGTCATCAGGTAGTAGAGGCCGGCGACTTTGTGCAGCGACAGGATGTGCCCTAGAATCGGGTGTATGGGCACTTCCAGCGTCTTCGGATTGCGGTTGCGGCCCTTGAACACCCGGAACATGAACAAGTCGCCGCGGCGGTGCCGGGGGCCGATCGCCTGAAGGTCAGACACACGGAAGCCGACATACATCAGCAGGGCCAGGCCAAGCACCGCCTTGGAAGCGACGCCGTGATGCTCGAAATATTGCCGGATCTCGGCGCCGGTGATGGTGTGGTGGCCTTCCGTCTTCATCCGGTAGGAACGCACAAACTTGGCGGTGTTCACCTTCATGATGTGCTCTGGTTTGCCGTCGCGGCCGGGCCGTGTCGTGTCAAACACCTGGCGCAGTATCTTCAACCGCTCGTCGGCGGCGAATGGCGTTTCGGCCTTGCGGTCGCGCAGCTTGGTGATGTTGTCGATGGTCAGCAGCTTGATGGGCATGTCGGCGAAGATGTCGGTGCCATCCTTCTTCACCGGCTCGAGCCACATGGCGTCGATAATCTGGCGACGCTTGCCCTGCGTGGTCTTGTCGAGCTTCAGGAAAGCATCGGAGCGCATGTAGAGCATGCAGAGCCAGCGGAAGGTATTCGGCAGCGGTTGGCCGGGCAGGGCCTTCCGGACCGGCGCCGGCGTTGCGCCATTCTCGACCTGGTTGCGGGCCAACCAATAGGCGGTCGAGAAGGCTTCACTGTCGGGATCCCTGGGCAAGCGACAAATGCGCACACCCTCGAAGCGGAAGTAGTAGCGCATGCTGCCATGGCGCGACTTGTTCTTCTCGATGTAAGGCAGATCGATGGTGGCCAAATCCGACATCAGTCAGCATCCCACCGTCCCGGTTCGCCGACTTCCCCTTCCTCGTCGCCGTCAGTAGGCCATTCGGCGAGGGCCGCGTCAATCTCGGCCACGCGCCACAGTTTCCGGCGCCTCCAGACACGGGGGCGCGGCAACAGGCCTTCCTCGACCATCTGCAGCACGCTGTTCGGGCTGACATCGAGCGCGATCGCCACCTTGGCCAGCGACATGGCCATCCGGGGTACCGTGGCCGTTATTGGTGACGTGTCGTGCTTCACGGCTTTGCCTTGCGGATGGCGTTGCCGCTGGTGACCATCACGAAACCGTCGGCGAACTCGACCCGAATCGAGTTGAAACGGGCCACAGCGGGTCGCCCGAAGCCCGCCAGGGCGAATGAGGCGGTTCCGGCGCGGCTGCGTGCCGTGACAGCGCAGCGCTCGCCCTTGCGGCCGTGGCGGGCCCAGCGGTAGATGTGGGTCATGGCCGCACCGCCCGGCCGATATGCTTGGCCCAGACGCCTACGCCTTTCCAGTAAACGGCCATCGGCGCCTTGTGCTTGCGCCAGCTTGTCTCGGCGCGTGCTCCGCAATTTGCCGCTAGCGCGATCAGCAAAGCGGCCAGCGCCTCGCGAACGGCCGGATCGAACTTCCGTAGTTCTTGGAGCTCGGGCAGGGTCAAGACGGGATTGCGAACGTCTGGTCTGTTCGATCGGTCGGTCAAAGCAGCCTCCCTTGCGATCGCGCCGGGCGGGAGCAGTCCTGGCAGGTGTGTGTCCACTCGCCGGCGACCTTGGCGAAGATGAAGCCTTCGCGGCGGGCGTCGGACACCATCACGTCGAACTCGTCGACCTGATAGGTGCGCGTCTGGCTGGCGCCGCATTCGCAGACGATCTGTTGCAGGCCGGCGTGTTTCTCGATCATGCCGGCACACCTTCCGTGATGCCTTTCAGGGCGCGGTCATAGCTGGCCTTGATGGCGTGCAGCATTTCGCGCCGGACGTGCATCTTGCCGTCGTCGGTGAAGGCCTGTGCGTTGATGGTCGCCAGCGCCGCGCCGATCGCGCTCCAGAGCTCGATCGTGTTTTCATGGGGCGGTGTTTCGAAGCGGTTCTCCGCAGTGTTCAACGCCTCGATCATGCCGACCGACACGCGCTCGAAACACAGCGCCCACACACGCTGCGGTATGGTCAGGCCGGCCAGGTTCTGCGTCCAGTCGACCAGCTCCTTGAACTCGTCGTAGCCGGCGGCGAAACCGGGTTCGAGCAGGTCAGCCAAGGTACGCTGCTTTGGTCTCTTCATAGCGCCGGCACCTCGCGAGGCCCTGGCATGGCATTGTGCTCGACGCCGTCGAGCAGCCGGCCGGCTCGCTTCTTTCCGATGCGCGAGACGCACTGCTCTTCGTCGTAGTTGCCGTCCTGCCAGTCGCACCACATCGGGCGGAACGGCTCGCTCCAGCGTTCGTTTTCCCACTCGCGGTGATCGAACCGGCTTATTTCCGGATCGTCGTCAATCATCCATCCGTCGACCGCGCCAATCTGCGGCGCCCACTCTCCCCACTGCTTGAAGAAGAACGACACGCCGGCAGCGTGGCACTGGTCGCGGATCGAGCGCGCCCAGGCGGGATGCATCGGACGTGCGCTGGGGCCGCTCTCGCCGCCGGCGATGATCCAATCGACGCCCTGGAGGATTGGCCCATTTTTCCAAGAGTGCCCTTCAACCGGCATCGCAGCGCTAGTTTCGTAGAAATCGATCGGCCCGAGCAGCGGCTCGGCGGAGACGAAGCGGATCGCTGCCGGTGTGGCCAGCAGCTCGGGGATGCGCTCGTCGGCTTCCTGCTGGCGCTCGGCGGAGACGCCAAGCCAGACGTTGGGCAGCGGCCAGCGCTTCGGGTCTAGCGGCGCTCGCGACTGATAGCCGTCCTCTCCGTTTGGAGTGATCCATCCTTGGCCATCGGGCTTGAACCTCGCCAGATAGGCACGCATGCGCGCCGCGCGTTTGGTCAGCACCTGGAACGTGTGATGTCGCGACCGCGCCATGACCGCGAACATCCTGTCGATCCATTCGTCTGGCACGAAGTCGGCGAACAGGTCCGTCATCGAACAGACGAAGATCATGCGCGGCTTTTTCCAGCGCAGCGGCGCCGTCAGCATCTCCTCGTCGAGGAAGAGCTTGACCTCGCCATTCTTGTAGCCGCGCTTTTCCTCGCGAAAGAGTTCACCCGGTTTGAAATCCAGGCCGGTGCCGAGGCGGCGGTTAAATCCTTCGGCGTAGCAAAAGCGGCAGCCTTCGCTGGCATGCTCGCAATGCCAGCCGATGCGCTCCTTGCCGGAACCGTCTTTCTGGATTTCCCAATAGCGGGCACGGATCGGCGTCCACGTCGCGTCGGTCCATTCGATTGCGGATTTGTCAGCCATGGGAAGCCTTCCTGTTGTCGGCGAAGCGCACGATTGCTGCATGCATGCTCACTTCGAGCAGGTCGACGGCGGTTGCGGGTGCCAGTTGGTAGTGGAGATTGAGCAACTCCAGCATCGCGAGCTGGTTCGATTCGAACAGCACCATCAACTGCGAGTAGCTGGCGCCGCTCTTGATGGCGTGGCCGGCGATGTCGCGCACGAAGCGGCCGGAAAGCAGGTTGTGCAGAGCCGAGGCGGCGGATTTGTCAGCCATGGTTCACGTCCTTCGCGATCTTGATCTTGAGGACGGTGCCGATGTGGCCGGCTTTCACCGCCTTGGTCGCGGCTTCCTTCGGCGTCTCGGCATCGACGAGGAGGCGCTTGCCGTCGGCATAGTGGATGCGGAACGCGGTCATGAGCGCAGCCCCACGAAAATCAGGCCGACGCCGATGGCGAGGGTGCCGGTGATGAAGAGGCCGAATAGCAGGCGCAGCATTCTGATGTCGCTTCGGTCTGTGCAGTCATCGCCGCAGCGGCATTCGGGGAAGTTGGGGCAGCGGATGACCGGCTTGCCGCGCCTGATGGCGATGAGGTCGCCTTTCATCAGCGCACCCCCACGGCGAGGCAGGCAACCGTCATGCCGAAGGTGAAGGCGGCGGCGAAGGCGAGGCGAAGGTCGACAGTGGCAAGCGCGTTGCAGGCGCTCTCCACCATCCCGGCACGTTGCCGGTTGTCGTTGTCGCCGGCCGGTTTCACGCCCTTGGGCGCGAAGCTGACCACGTTGGCAGTCTCGATCGCGGCGAGGATCTGCGACGGTCTCTGGCCGGCCATGAGCTGGCGCGAAATCCAGGCTTCGGTCTCGGGAGACATGGCGGCTGCGGCGATCAGCCGATCGGCGAGCGTGCTCATGGCCATCAGCCCTGGTGGCGGACGGCGCGGGAGCGCGCCAGGTCCGACGCCTCGGGGCCGTGCTCTTTGATCTCAGCGCGGGAGAAGTCGGAATGCTCGAACAGGCTGTCAGCGGTGACCGCCGTGCCGTTCATGCCCATTTCCAGCATCTTGTCGGCCATCCGCTCGACGATGCCCTTGGACATGGCTGCGGGAGAGATGGCCGGCGCCGGGCGTGGCTGCGTGGTGATCATGGGATTGCCTCCATCGCGGGATTGCGATTGGAGGCGGATAATATGCGCAAACGGATATTAATCAATAAAGAAAATGCGCAAATGGATAGAAATTGTCGCAAGGGCGGATAACTGCGAATGCTAGGCCGCTCTCATTCGCAGGTGGAAAGCCTCCTAGGCTCGATGTTCCGGTTCGGTAACTATATCGCAACAGCGCTGTTAACTTCCGTTACCAGACGCAATCCGTGCTTGCATTCTTTCCCTGCCGTTCTACCGTCGAGTCGGGCTTGATAACCCGGCTTGAGATAGGCGCAGCACAGGCGCCGAACCGCGCGCCTGCTTGGCGGCATCGCGCACCCTGGCTTTGGCCGGGAGCGGCGGTGCTGTCCAAGCCTCGGCTAAAAGCCGTCGGCCTGTTCTCAACAGGTTATCAACTCCCGGCTCGCGCCACAGTAGCGCGCAGCCGAGAAAAGCATTGAAATTCAGCCTCGCGCTACTTTGAGCGCATCCACAACAGCATTGGTCTACAGCGACTGCGACCATGCGGGCCGCAGAGTGATTATTGACAGGGCTAGGCATTTGTTCCTAGTCTGTTCTGGCAGGGCTCGGGAGTTAGAATTGGCGATCCAGCATCAGGTGAAGCAGCGCATTAGGACGCGGAATGAGACGACACTGGCAGAATTGCGAGACATGGCAGGATGCGAACTGACGCTCGATCCGCCGGCCAAGGTTCGGAAATATGCCGACGCTATCGCCGCCGAGATGGCTCGGATTCATGGGGGCGGCTGGCGAGTGCAGGTTGATCACCTGGCGGGACTGGTGATGGTTGTACGCCATTGACTTGTTGGAATCCCTGAATCGCCGAAAGCAGAACAGTGATGTTTTCAGGCTTCAGGCCATCGATCCGCTCAAGCATCACGCGAACTTCGTCGATATCACGGACCAATGACGGATCGGCCGTGGGCTCCGTCACATCGACGTGCGCGGCGTAGGTTTCATTGATCGCATCCCGTCGCGGCCCTTCCGGTTCGGATCCGGACAGCCAGCGGTTGACGGTTGATTGAGAGACGCGGAAGTGCTCGGCCAGCTTCTGTTGCTTCCAGCCGGTAGCCTTCATAATCGCTCGTATTTTGTCCTCGATGGTCATCGCGCGGACGCTGCCACGGTCGGCGGATAAATAAAAATCCGCTTGCGCATAAAATTGCGCTTGTAAACTATCCGTTTGCGCATAATATGCGCCGCTATGAGCGCTATTCGTCATATTCGCCTCGACATTTTTGGGGTCACACAAGCGGATTTTGCCGTCTTGGCGGGCGTAACCCAGGCAACCGTCTCGCGATGGGAGGCCGGTGTTGCTCCCTCGCTTGACGATATGCGCGCCATCCGCGGAGCAGCCATCGAGCGCGGCATCCAATGGAACGATGCTTGGTTCTTTGAAATCCCGACAGCGGCGGAGGACGCCGCATGAAGCCGCGCCTCGCCAATCCCGTTCTTGCCGATCGTGGCGCGCGCCTTGCCGGCGTCGGTTTTGCCGAGCGCCTGGTGCCGCGCCAGGTCGGCGCCATCGATTGTGAATTCCCGAATGCACAGAGGCCCTCGACCAACGATGAGCCATCCCCGCAGGCGGGTCCGCAGGCCCAAGCCTCCCTTGCCGGCACAGGTAGCAGGACGCTTGCGGATCGTGAGGGCCGTATCGAAGGGGAGGCAGCTTCGGCTGACCTCCCCGCCATTTCCTCTCCCTCCCAGGAGACGTGGCCTGCCGCCGAGGTGTCGGACCTTCGCGCCTCGGCGGCTTTTTCTCACTTCACCGAATCCTCCTTCGCACTTCGTGCTTCGGAGGCCGGGTCCTGTCCGGTTTCGCCCCACGTTGACGGACAGGCTCTCGCGCCGGCGGTAAACACCCCCGCCGCCGGCGCGCCCTTCAACGCGATCGTGCTGCCCGACCATGTGATGGTGCTGGTGCGCGCGATCGCCGCCTATGAGCGCTGCGGCAACGAACGCGCCGTGGCGCTGGCGCTGACCGAATACGCCACGTTGATCGGGGCAGGGGCGCTGGCCCGTGCGGTGGCCGATCTCGGCGACGAGCTGGCGGACGTGCCGCGTCACGCGCGGGCGGCGGCAAACAGATTCAGGAGCGGCGGACCATGAGGACATCTAACTGCGGGCCTCCTTGAGGACCCGCTAATACTGAACCTTTCCAGACCGTCCCACTACGGGAAACGCCGGCGGTAATTCCCGCCGCGTGAATGCTTTTGCCTGAGGAGGCGCAATTGAGCGAATTCACGAAGAAGTGGCAGCAGCGGCTGCTGGCTGCTCAAGAGGATCTCATCGACGCAAGCGGCGGCGTTGCACGCGTGATGGAAGTCACCGGCTATTCGCGCGGCCAGGTCGGCCGCTGGCATGGCGGCATGGATCGCGCCTTCATGCCGATCCCGGTGGTCTTGGCGCTCGAAGAAAACAGGCGGCCCTTCATCACGCAGGTGATGGCGGAGTTCAACGGCCGCGCGCTGACCGATGCCGCCGATCGCGGCGAGCGCATTGCAAACCTCTCCGAGCAGGTGGCCGACCTGGTCGAGCAGGCCGGCCACCTCGTGGTGCAGACGGTGAAAGCGCGCGCCGATGGCGTCGTGACACCGACCGAAGCGACGCTGTTGCGCGGCATCTCCACCAAGATTGCCAGCCTCAACGCCGACATCGACGACGCGCTGGCCGGCGTCGTCGCCGGCGGCGGGCTGAAGGTGGTGGGGCAGTGATGCACGATCTCCATTGCCTCGCCTGTGCCCAGCCGATCGCCGCGGGCGCGCCGACCTATCCCGACGTCTCCGGCACGCTCTGCCAGGAATGCGCTCCGACCTTCGCGATGCTGATCAGCGACGATGACGGATGCGCCTTCGTCGATCTTGACACCGAGGAGCCGATGTCGGCCGGGGAGCGCCACGCGCTCTACGACGCGCACATCGCCGCCGGCGGCAAGCCGGATGACAGCATGGCGAGCCTCGATTGATGCGCACCGTCCTCGACATGATCGCCGGGCGCGATGCGCCTCAACCTGCCGGCAAGCCCGGCATCGGCCGGATCCTCGCCGATCTCGACAGCCATCAGTGCCGGTTCCCGTTGCAAGGCGACGGCGCCGCGACGCGCTTCTGCGCGGCCGGCGTGAGCGAGGCCGACTGGCTGCCGGGGTTCCCGGGCCGTTGCTACTGCACCTTCCATCGCAGCCTCAGCGTGGGGCGCGGCACCGAAGCCGAACGCGCCGCGCCGCGCGTGCTTGAGAGGCTGGCCGGATGACGCTGCCGCTGACGCGCCGCGAGGTCATCAGGGCCAAGATCGCCGCCAATATCGAGGTGGTCGACACCGGCTATGAAACGCCTTGCCACCTGTGGATCGGTCCCGATTCCGGCAATGGGCGCGGCGGCGACTATCCGCGCATGAAGCTCGACGGCCAGACCGTCGCCGTGCATCGCGTCAGCTTCACCAATGAGCACGGTTACATTCCCGGCAAGAAGCAGCTCGACCACAAGTGCCGCGTGCGCCGCTGCGTGCGCGAAGATCATCTGGAGATGGTCACCCACAAGCAGAACCAGCAACGGCGCGACGAGGCGCGCGGCCTGGCGCCCAAGCGCAAGCGGCGGCGGCGGAAGGCGGTGGGCAAGTGACCGCTATCGTCGAAGCCTTCGATGCGTCCGGCCTGCAACAGGTCGTCGAGCGCGCACGGGCACTGCTCGACGATGGCGACGTCGCCGCGGCGCGCATGCTGGCGGCCGGCGTCTACGACCAGGCCAAGGCCGGCGCTGCCTTTGCCGCGCGCTTCGGCGCCGCCGAGCGGCTGGTGCTCAAGGCGCGGCGGCTACAGGGCGATGCGCTGCTGATCGAGGCTCGCGCCAAGGTGCGGCTGGCCGACGAATATGACGCCGCCCAAGCCAATGGCGAAGCTTCGAAGGGCCGGCCAAAAACTATTCCAGACGGGAAGACTTTCACCCAGGAGGAAGCGGGACTTTCGGCCAAGGAAGTGCATGAGGCGCGCAAGCTGCGCGACGCCGAATTGCGGCAGCCCGGCATTGTCGAGCGCGCCATTGCTGCCCGCCTCATGGCCGGCCTGGAACCCAGCCGTGCGAACCTGCGCGCCGCCGTCGGCACCGACAGCGCCACGGCCGCCGAGCGCGGCAATAACCTTTATGAGACGCCGCCGGAGGCGATGCGCACCCTGCTGTCTCTCACCCGTTTTTCGCGCAGAGTATGGGAGCCGGCCTGCGGCAAGGGCGCGATCTCGCGCATGCTGGAGGATGCCGGCTATGAGGTCGAGATTTCCGACCTGGTCGATTACGGCACGTCTGACAGCCATGGCGAGGTGCAGCGGGTCGAGAACTTTCTCGCCAGCACGCCGCGCGGACAGGATCCGGCGCGGCCGGACATCGTTACCAATCCGCCCTACGGCACCGAACTCAACGCCTTTGTCGCGCATGCACTGCGCGCGCACCGGCCGCGCCGCATGGCGCTGCTGCTCAACCTCAATTTCCTCTGCGGCTTCGACGATCCCGACCGATGCCTGGCCATGGACGAGATGCCGCCGTCCGATGTCTATGTCTTCACCCGGCGCCTGCCCATGATGCACCGCGACGGCTGGAACGGGCCGGAAGCCTCCAGCCGCATGAACACTGCCTGGTTCGTCTGGACGCTGGACGAGGCGACCGGCACCTACGATGCCGACGGCAAGCGAGGAACGCAGCTTGCCCGTGTCGACTGGAAGACCTTCGAGGGCTCGACGCTGATCGGACCGGCGCCCGATGGCGAGACGTCGGAACTGCCGATCTCCCCACTTGAGGGGGAGATGGCCGGCAGGCCAGAGGGGGGCGCTGCCCCGCCGACGTTCGAGGTTGACCCCAAGCTGATCGAGACCGTCGCCGTTGGCATGCAGACCGAAACCGGCCGCAAGGCACTGGTCAAGGCGCTCGACGTGATAATCGCGGCTGAAGAAGCGCCCAAGCCGAAGCGCGGCCGGCCGCGCAAGGCGGTGCCGGCATGATCCAGCGCCTCGATCAACTGACGGCACCCGTCGAGGCCGGCCGTTACTATCTGGTGCCGACCGTCACCGGAATGTGGCAGGAACGGGTGCGGGCGTGGCCGGTGATCGGTCCTCGCCACAACGATACGCAGTGCTTGAAGTTCGGCGGCGCCCCGCTCATGCTCGACGCCGACGGCAAGAAGGCAGCGCTGCCGCCGCCGATATGGCGCCGGCGCCTCTGCCGACACGCCGTCAGCCCATCCGTCGCGGCGATCCAGCCGCTGGCCGCCAGGCATTCGAGGTGGCAGTGCCATTTCGACCAATGGACCGGCACGCAAGCGCGGCATGACGGCCGGGGCTGGGTCTGCCCGCATCGCAGCGTGCCGCTTGCCGATCATGCGCCCGACGAGGGCGGTGTCATCACATGTCCGCTGCATCTGCTGCGTATTGAAGCGGCAACCGGCAAAGTCATGCCGGCACTGGCGGTGCCGGCATGAACGCGCCCGCCTCGCTTCCGGATGATCCCTATCTCACCTTCCTGCGCGGCAAGATGCAGTTGGCGAAAGCCGACGGGTTTGACGTCGCGCCGGAGAACATCAACCCGGCCGGCGCGCCGCATTGCCGGGCGATCGTGCGCTGGGCGCTGAAGGGCGGCAGCCGCGCCATCTTCGCATCGTTCGGCCTGCACAAGACCTTCATGCAGATCGAGCTGATGCGGCTGATCGGCAAGCTCGCGCCGGGCCTGCGCCTGATCGTCATTCCGCTCGGCGTGCGCCACGAATTCTTCGCCGAGGCGGAAGAGCGGTTCGCCGGCGAGTATGCCGTGAAGCTGAAGTTCATCCGCAGCGATGCCGAGATTGACGGTGAGGACACGATCTACCTCACCAATTACGAAAGCATTCTTGCCGGCAAGATCGATGTGTCGCGCTTCGTAGGGGCGAGCCTGGACGAGGCTGCGGTGCTGCGCGGCTATGGGACAAAGACCTTCCAGACGTTCCTGCCGCTGTTCAAGGCGGTGCGCTTCAAGTTCGTCGCCACCGCGACGCCGTCGCCGAACCGGACAAAGGAGCTGATCCACTATGCCGGCTTTTTGGGCATCATGGACACCGGCCAGGCGCTGACCAGGTTCTTCCAGCGCAATTCGGAATCGGCTGGCGACCTGACGCTGTTCCCGCACAAGGAAGACGAGTTCTGGCTGTGGGTGCACAGCTGGGCGGTGTTCCTGCAATCGCCCGCCGATCTCGGCTTTTCCGATGACGGCTATGTGTTGCCCGCGGTGACGGTGAACTGGCACGAGGTGCCGATCGACCATTCGACGGCCGGCTACGACCGCGATGGGCAAGGGCTGCTGATCCGCAACACCGCACTCGGCGTGACGCAGGCGAGTGCGGCCAAGCGCGATAGCCTGGCCGCGCGTATCGACAGGATGAGCGATCTGCTGGCGCAGGATCCTGCCTCGCACGCTCTGCTGTGGCACGACCTCGAGGATGAGCGCCGCGCGATCGAGGCTGCGGTGCCCGGCGTGCGCTCGATCTATGGCACGCAAGGTCTGGAGGCGAACGAAAAGAACGCCATCGGCTTCAAGGAAGGGCAGTTCAAATACCTCGCCACCAAGCCGGAAATGTCGGGCGCGGGCAACAATTTCCAGAAACATTGCCATTGGGCGATCTTCGTCGGCGTCGGCTTCAAGTTCCACGACTTCATCCAGGCGGTGCACCGCATCGTGCGCTTCGGCCAGGCTGAGGAGTGCCGCATCGACATCATCTTTTCGGAAGCCGAGCGCGAGGTGCGCCGCAACCTGGAAGGCAAGTGGGCCGAGCATGAAAGGCTGATGGCGCGCATGGCGGAGATCATCCGCCGCTACGGGCTCGACGGCCTGCCGCTCGACGACGTGCTGCAGCGCTCGATCGGCGTGCGCCGCGTGGAAGAGCGCGGCGACATGTTCGTGATCGCCCACAATGACGCCGTGCTGGAGGCGCGGCAGACGGCCAGCGCGAGCGTCGGCCAGATCGTCACCTCGATTCCGTTCGCCAACCACTACGAGTACACGGCGAGCTACAATGATTTCGGCCACACCGACGACAACGGCCATTTCTGGGCGCAGATGGATTTCCTGACGCCCGAGCTGCTGCGCATCCTGCAACCTGGCCGGCTGGCCTGCATCCATGTCAAGGACCGGGTGCTGTTCGGCTCGGTGACGGGCGAAGGCGTGCCGACGGTGTCGCCGTTCCATGCCGAGGCGATCTTCCACTATCTGAAGCACGGTTTTCAGTACATCGGCATGATCACCATCGCCACCGACGTGGTGAAGGAGAACAACCAGACCTACCGGCTGACCTATTCCGAGATGATGAAGGACGCCACCAAGATGGGCGTCGGCTGTCCGGAATATGTTTTGCTCTTCCGCCGGCCGCAGAGCGACCTTTCGCGCGGCTATGCCGACCAGCCAGTGACGCATGCCAAGCCGCTGGTGATTGCCGGCGAGGGCAGGCACGAGCGTTGGACCGACGGCGACAGGCGGCCACAGGTGCCCGACAGCGGCTACACGCTGGCGCGCTGGCAGCTCGACGCGCACGCCTTCTGGCCTTCTTCCGGAGACCGGCTGCTGACGACCGATGAACTGGTGCGGCTCGGGCCGAAGCCGCTGCGCGAACTGTTCCAGAAGGTCTCGGAAGAAGCGGTCTACGATTTCGGCAAGCATGTGCAGCTGGGCGAGGAGCTGGCGGCACGGGACAGCCTGTCGAAAACCTACATGACGCTCGATCCGCCCTCGAAACATCCGGCGATCTGGACAGACGTCGTGCGCATGCTGACGCTGAACGGCCAGCAAGCCTTCCGCAATCTGGAAAAGCATGTCTGCCCGTTGCAGTTCGACATCGTCGACCGGCTGATCGACCGCTACTCGAACCCCGGCGACGTCGTTTATGACCCGTTTGGCGGGCTGATGACGGTGCCGTACCGCGCCATCCTGAAAGGCCGCAAGGGCCAAGCTTCGGAACTGTCGGAGACGTATTTCCGCGACGGCCTGCGCTACTGCCGCGAGGCGGAAGCCAAGCGCGCCATCCCGACCATGTTCGACATGCTGGGCATTGGCGAGAGCGACGACGTGGTGGAGGCGGCGGAATGAACCGTTCGCACGCCTCACTCCAGCGTTTCGGGCTTGACCTCGAACCGCAACATAAGTCGCAACAGCAGAGTGACCACGTAGGGGATATCCTGCTCGCCGGCCGCCCAACGCCTGGCCGTACGTTCGCCGACCCGCATCATGCGCGCGGCGCCAATGATGCTGAGCCCAAGTCGGTCAAGGGTATTGCGGAATTCCTCGCCGTTCATCGGCGCACCACGGCCAGCGCCTTGGCGGCAGCATCGGCCGGGCTCGCGCTGCCGGGAATGGTCCGGCATAGCGCGTCCATGACAACGCGTATGTCACGCGTTCCCCAATCGCGTTCGAACATATCCGTTGCGTGCGCCGTGGCCGCATCGATCTGCGCCCTCAACTGCGCAACCGTCATGCCGGGAACATACTCCATCTCGGTGACCTCCATCGCCGGGCACAATTGCCCCTGTCGAATACATGCCAAAATGGCATGGTTCAGAGCGGACGTCAACAGCAGCGCCGGCATGGCCTTCGCTGTTGTCTTGGGCCCTCGCGCATGACCACGCCCGATCCATCCATCCTCCGCGCCATGGCGCGCCTGCGCAAGGCGCTGGAAAAGCGCATGCGCATCGACGATCGCGCTGAAGAACTGGCGGCGCGCCAGCCTCGGCGGACGCGCGCCGGTGCGCTCGCTGACTTTGATGTTCGCGGCCTTTGGCGCCGTCTTAGGCCGATGCTCGATTTCGACGGCAGAGGCTATCGCGCGCTAACCGACGAGATGGGGGTTACTCCATCTGACCTGTCGCGCATCAGCTCCGGCCAGCATCTTTCATACCCTAAGGTCAAGGCGATCTGTGACTGGGCCGGGCTCGACCCTGACGCCTTCTACATTCCGCCACTCAATGCCCAGAAACCCCGTAAGCGTGCGCGCCCGATAGCGCGGCGGTCGCGCGCGTTTCACGTGAGCAGCACTGAAACAGGAGTTCGCCCTCATGCTTAAGTCGGTCATCCTGCGGCTGGCGCCGCATCTCATTTCGCTATCGGCCAAGCGTCCGCCGAACGTCATCATTGGGGGCGCCGCCGATCCCTATATGCGGCGCTGGTGGCTCATTCCGCGCAACCGGTTCTTCAATGTCTACCTCCATCACTTCCTGCGCTCGGACGATGACCGGGCGCTGCACGATCATCCGTGGTGCAATGTGTCGGTGCTGCTCGCCGGCCGTTATGTCGAACACACGATCGCGCCTGGCGGCATCAACAGCCGTGTCGAGCGCTGCGCCGGAGAAACCAAGTTCCGCACTGCTAGCGCGGCGCACCGGATCGAGTTGGTCGACGGGCCGTGCTGGACACTGTTCCTGACCGGCCCGACGCTGCGCACATGGGGGTTTCACTGCCCGCGCGGCTGGGTGCCGTGGCAGCAGTTCACCAAGCCTGAAAAGCCCGGCGAGATCGGTCGAGGCTGCGGCGAGTTCGACCAATGAAGGCGGCGGACCTCGACAAGGCATCGTCGCTGGCGGCTGCCAGGGTGCAGAATCTCGCCATGCGCGACCGTCTCGCCGCCGGCGAGCCGCTTGTCCTGTCGATCGGCGAAGGCGGCAAGACGTCTCAGATCGTCATGTCGAGCGGCTGGCTGGCCGATGTGCGCCGCGACCTGGTTGCCGCTTTCAACCTGCGTATCAGCGAGAACGACGCGGCGCTGTCGGCCATGGGAGTGGAGATCGATGGCTGAAGTCGCCCTGCGCCAACTCGACCGGGGCCTGCCGCGCAACGATATGCGCTCGCCGGCCTTGATCGCCAAGCAGAAAATGGCGGCCCGCCAGACTCGGCCGGTTCGCCCGCGCGCCAGCGAAACGCTGCACGTCGCGTTCAGCGGTCCGGTGGCGGACGGGCTGCGACGGCAAGCCATGGCGCGCGGCGAGAGCCCGCAGGTGCTGGCGGCGGCACTGCTGGCCAAGCTGCTCGAAACCGACATGGCAAACGACCTGATCGGCGAAGGCCGCGCCGAGTTCGAGGCTGTCGGGCAGGGGCGGCGCCCGTTCGGCGAGGCTGGTTATCTCACCCTGCGCCAATGCGCCGTCATTCACCTGGTTGGCATGCATGCCGACGACGACGGCTGGTGCCGGATGAGCATGTATGCGCTGACCGCGCTGCTTCGGCATGAAACCAAGATGCTGGTTCCCAACGTGCTGACCGCCATGGAGGCGCGCGGCATCATGGTGCGCGGACGCCGCATCGGCCGTGGCGCACCGACGCCATGGGCGTTGACGCCTGTCGGAAAGGCCATATTCGAAGTCCTGGCGGGGGAGGCGGAATGAACGCTGTCGCGCTCTCGCCAAATGCCACCAGGCTGCGCGCCATCCGCGCGTCGCTGGCGACGATTGCTCCGGCCGATTGGACGCGGGTGCATGGCGAGGCCGGCGCCTTCATCGAGGCGCGCGGCGAGATGGGCGAGCTGTTCGTGCTGGCGCGCTTCGATGCGGCGACACCCGACGAGATCGCCTTTCTTTGCGATGCGCCGGACACGGTGCGGTTCCTGCTGCGGCTGCTCGACGAAGCTTTCGGTACGATCCGCGCGCTCAAGGGCGAGCCGGCGCGCCGCAATGCGCCGGCCGGGCCGCCGGCGGCCAGCGACCCGAAGAACTTCGCCGCCGAATGCGCGATGAAGTGCCAGGAGCCGGCCTTCAAGGCGTTCCTGGAAGAGCGGCACGGGCTTGAACGCCCGCTGACCGACGCGCGCGTGGCGCAGAAGGTGCGCTCGCTCCTCGGCGTCACCTCGCGAAAAGACATCAACGAAGGCGGCCGGGCCAGCGAAGCGTGGAAAGCGCTGCGCACCGATTTCGCCGCATGGCTGAAGGCGAAACGATGAACGCGCCATTTTCCCTCGATAATCGCATGACGGTCGTTCTCTTCGCCGGTCTCGGCGGTGGCTGCGACGGGCTTGAGGCCGCCGGCTTCCCGGTCCACGTCGCGATCAATCATGATCCGGTGGCCGTCGCCATCCATAAGGCGCGGCATCCGCATACGCGCCACCTGCAATGCGATGTGTTCGAGGCGGATCCGCGCGAGGTCTGCAAAGGTCGCGGCGTGCGGGTGCTGCATGCTTCGCCGGATTGCACGCACTTCTCCGTGGCCAAGGGCGGAAAGCCCGTTTCGAAGCGCCGGCGCTCGCTCGCATGGGTGGTTTGCCGCTGGGCCGGCACTGTCCGGCCGGAAACGATCACCATGGAGAATGTCTCGGAAATCCAGACATGGGGCCCGCTGGTGGCCAAGCGCGATCCAGCCACCGGCCGCGTGCTGCGTCTCGACGGCTCGATCGCCGCCAAGGGCGAGCGCGTACCGGTCGAACAGCAGTGGCTGATCCCGGACCCTCGCCACAAGGGGCGCATCTGGCGCGCCTGGCTGAACCATCTGCGCGGGCTTGGCTACAGCTTCGATCATCGCATCCTGACGTGCGCAGACTATGGCGTGCCGACGATCCGCAAGCGGTTCTTCGGCGTGGCGCAGGCAGATGGAAGACCGATCGCCTGGCGCGAGCGCACCCACGCGCCGCGCGACAAGGCGCGGAAGCTGAAGCTCCGGCCATGGGTGGGCATGCACACCTGCATCGACTGGTCCATTCCAGTGCGGTCTATCTTCGGCCGGGCGAAGGATCTGGCGGCGGCCACGCTTCGCCGCACGGCGCGCGGCCTGGTGCGCCATGTCGCCGCCGCCGCGAAACCGTTCATCGTGCCGATCACGCATTCCGGCGACGACAGGGTCCACTCGATCGACGATCCGGCGCGCACCTTCACCACGGCGCATCGTGGCGAGATGAGCCTCATCGTTCCATCCTTCGGCGTCATGCGCAATTCGCGTGAGCCGACCTATGCCGGCAATGATCCGGCCCACGCCTTCACGGCCGGTGGCGCCAATCATGCGCTGATCGAGACGTGCCTGGTTCCGTTCACGGCAGGCGCTGGCGGGCGGGCGGCGCAATCCGGTGAACGCGGTATCGCGGAGCCTGCCGGAAGCCAGACCACGAAGGAAGATCGGGTGCTTGTTGCGGCCAATCTGATCCGCACCGATCAGCACAGCGCAGCAGCTCGCAACGGCGTCCACGATCTATCTGAGCCGGTCAACACGCTGCACACCTCGTCCAGCATGGCGATGGTCGCCGCGACCATGATCCAGTCAGGCTATGGCGAGCGCCAAGGGCAATCGCCGCGCGTGCTGGACATCGAGGAGCCTGCCGGAACACAGGTGGCAGGCGGATCGAAGGCGGCTGTGGTCGCTGCGTTCATGGCGCAGCATTCGGCCGGCACTCATCCCGGTCAGCCATCGCGAGACATGAACGATCCGCTATCGACCATAACTACGGTTGGATCGCAGCAGGGCCTTGTCGCGGCGTCTATGCTTGCGCTGCGCGGCACCAATCGGGACGGCCGCGACATTGGCGAACCGGCCGCGACGATCTGCGCCAGCGGCAACCATGCCGGGCTGATCCTCGCTTTCCTCCAGCACTACTATTCAAACGGCAAGACCGATGACGACATCACCTCGCCGCTCGGCGCGCTGACGGCGAAGGCTCGGCATGGGCTGGTGACGGTCACCGTGCGCGGTGTCGACTATGTCATCACGGATGTCGGCATGCGCATGGTGGAGCCAGAGGAGGGCGCCGCGGCGCACGGCTTCAAGCCAGGCTGTCTCGACCATGAGATCACGGTCTATGACGAGCGCAAGAGGCGCATGGTTACCCGGAAGCTCAACAAGACCGAGAAGTATCACCTCGTCGGCAATAGCGTGCCGCCGTTCATGGTGCAGATGCTCGCCGAAGACAATGTGCGCCGCGAGCTGGTGCTGGAGGCTGCGGAGTGAGCGAAGAAACAACCATCCGGCGCGGCGTCCGCAATTCCCGCTACACCACGGTGCCGAACCATGTCTTCGAGGACGTGAACCTCTCGATGGAGGCGCGCTGGCTGCTGGGCTATCTCCTGTCCAAGCCGGACAATTGGACAGTCATCCTCGGCGACATCGCCAAGCGTGGCAATTGCGGGCGCGACAAGGCGCGGCGCATCGTCAACGAGCTGGTCCAGCATGGCTATGCCGACAAGGAACAGGAGCGCGAAGACGGGCGCTTCGGCAAGCTGTCGCTGGTCATCTTCGACGAGCCGCAACGCGCGCGGCGGACGGCCGAAGATGAAGGTGTTGCATCTTTGCCGCAGACTGAAAACCCGTCGACGGTGTTGCCGTCGACGGCAAATCCAACACTAGTAAATACGGATGGTTTAGTAACTCCTGAGATCAGTTCTGAGAGAGAGCGCGAACGCGAACGCGACGATCAGAAATCGGTCGAGCGCTGGCTGAAGCGGGTTCACCCGAACTGGCCGACCTTCGTTGCCGACAGCGGCAAGACGGCGCTGGCCGCGGCACTGGCGCTGACGCCGTCGGAACGCGAGATGGCGGCCGAGCGCATGGCCGAATATCTCGCCGCCGAGAAGCTGACCAAGGGCCGCTGCGCCTTCGGCGTCTACCTCTCGGAAAAGCGCTGGGAGCGGCTTGGCCCCAAGCCGGAGGCGCCGGAGAAGCCGGCCTATGCGCCGGCCTTCGGACCGGTGTGGGCGGCGATCCGCATGCGCGACCTGGTCACCGGGCCGAAGGCGCCGCCGGCGCCGCTCAAGGGCTGGGAAGAGCGGGCAATCACCGACGGCAGGCTGAACCGCGAGACGCTGGAGAAGGACAACCGGATGCGCGCCGGCTGGCCGATGGTCAACGGGCTGCACCGTGCCGCCGAAAGCGCGATCGGCATCCACAGCTTCGGCCCTGCCGAGGAGCAGCTCGGCAAGCTCTGCGAGTTCGTGCCGGTCGGCACCGAGTGCTGGCAGGCCTGGAAGCTGGAACACGAAATGCGCGGCTGGCCCTGGCTGCCAGACCCCGGAGCGATGCGTGGCGTGTACTTCCCGGCAGGCGGGCCGGGCGGACTGGAAGCATTCGAACAGGCGGTGCGAGGGAACCATGATGCGGGCGGACGTGAAGCGGCTGAGTGAGGCGGACCCGATCAACCTCGACCGCTGCCATGCCGAATCAGACAGGCAGCGAGGGCTTAGCCGAAGGGCGCAGGCGTTGCTTGCCGCGGCGGGCGAATCAGGACCGGCCATGCGGTGGTTCGTCGTGCGCGTCGTTCCCAACAGCGAGAAAGCTGTGGAAGAATCACTCGGCGCTGTCGGCATCGAATGCTGGCGGCCGATGGAAAAGCGGCTGCGCCGTGCGCCTCATGCCAAGCGCCAGGTCGTGTTTCAGGCGCCTGTCTTCCCCGGATATCTGTTCGTCAGAGTGGTCAACCAGGATGCCACATGGTCCGGCATCCTGTCGGTCGAGGGCGTTCTTTCGGTGCTTGGCGGCCGTGTCGGCCCGGTGCCTGTGCCCGAGGTCAACCTTATGGAATTCAAGAAGAAACTTGGTGAGAAGTCGACCGACAAGGAGGTGGTCGAGGCGGCGTTCCCGCTGGGTGCAGAAGTGCTGATCGAGGAAGGGCCATTCGCGTCGTTCACCGGTGTCATCGAGAGCGTGTTGGAGGAACGGTCGGCCGTCGTGCTGGTCGAGATATTCGGGCGCTTCACGCCGGTCGAGCTCTCCCTTGCGCAAATCACCAAAAGGGATTAGCGAGTCGGTCCCAGGATGATCCGTTGACCTGAAGCGAGAGCTTCTGAGACCGAGTGGCAGCCGACAGGCCGAGCCCCGAACGGACCCAGGCGAAGCAACCAGCTTCACCGCAATGGGTTGCTATTGCTACCTTCCCCTTGTCTTGTCAGCCTTCTCTTTGGCCGTGAAATCATCGTCTTTGGCAATGAATTCATCCCGGCGACCAAGGAGCTCTTGCCAGACCAAATCAGGGATCCAGAACGGGTAATGATCCTGATGGTGATTGCCACCAGGTGTAGTCAAGAGACCTTTGTCCATGAGCGTGGAGAGATCGGCGCTGTGCACCCAGCCTGTAATAGATTGCGAATTGTTTCGCAGCGCCTGCGCGAAGTAGCCAACTTCCTTACGCGACAGATGATCGAGACGCTTCAGCACGTTGGCTTGGATTTCCGCCTTTACCCTCGCGTGCTCCGCTTTGATATCTGAACGTCGCCTTTCTGCCTGGGTCCTCACCCTGGTCTTGCGCCATGCATCCGCGCTCAGCGCAATCATGGCTGCGCCGAAAAGACATCCCGTAAGTAGAAGGCCAAGTACGAACAACGCCTTCCAATTTTCCACGAGAGGGAGCGGCATCCACCATCTGTTGCAAGACAGTGCAAGCACACTGAATAGGAACAGGCCGCCCATGATGCGTGCGGGCAAAGAAAGTGCATCGAGCCACTTAACATCAGGCATTGCAGATATGGTCCGCCCCTTTTGTGTTTCTCTGATCAATATATGCACACACCAATGACGTTGGAAGTGGCCGTCTGATGAGCAGCAACACGGCGCCTTGGCGGCGCTGGTACAAGACCGCGCGTTGGCAACAGGTTCGCGAGCGCATTCTACTTCGTGACATGTACACCTGCCGCATGACTGGTGTGCTGCTGATCGGCAAGCACCCTGCACCCAACAGCCCGGTCATCCACCACGACAAGGAACATCGTGGCGACGAGGTGCTGTTCTGGGATGAGGCCAACCTGATGGCCGTGTCCAAGGAATGGCACGACAGCGAGGCGCAGAAGGCCGAGCAAGCCACACTCCAGCAGCGCGGCGTCTGGAACTGACCTTATCGACGGGTGGGGGGTGGGTCAAAAGTCCAGAAGCCGCCTCCCGCCCGGACCCGCGTCCCCCACATTCGGAGATTTTTTTCTGATGGAGCCGAATTTTGACCTGTTTGGTCATCCGGTTCGTGAGGGCTTCGGTAACCGCGGCCGTCCGCCGTATGAGCCGACCGAAAGAGACCGCAACAAAATCAAGCTGTTGCTGGCGCTTGGTTGGTCAAGCCAGCGCATTGCCAATGGTGTCGGCATCTCTCTGGCCACGATGAAGCGGTATTTTAGAGCCGAGCTCAAGGTTCGCGATGCGATGCGTGATCGGCTCGACGCCAGGCGGTTCGAGATCGCCCTCGAGCAAGCCAACGCCGGGAATGTCACGGCGTTGCGCGAGCTTGGCGCCATGATCGACCGCAACGACCGCATGACGATCGAGGACGGCATGGGCAAGGGCCGCGACGAAGACAAGCCCAAAAGCGAGAAGGTCGGCAAGAAGCTGGTCGACGAGCAGCGCGCCCATGCTGCCGATGCCGACCTGATGGCCGAGCTCGAAAGCGAAGCTGCAGCACAGAATGCTCGACACTGAGGCGTTGCCGCGGTTCGCGTGTCCCGACTGGTGGGAGCGCATCAAGGCCGGGCAGACGCCAATGGCCGACGTTCCGCTCAACCAGGAGAAGGCCGCCAAGGCGCTGGCGTTCTTCAACCGGCTGAAGCTGCCGGATGTGCCTGGCAATCCGCCGCTGTCGCAAGCGTGCGGCGAATGGTTCCGCGAGATCCTGTGCGCCTTCCTGGCGAGCGAGGATCCGGAGACCAAGCAGCGCCTGGTCTGGGAACTGCTTTGCATGGTTCCCAAGAAGAACTCGAAGACGACCTATGTCGCCGCCCTTGGCCTCACGGCGCTGTTCATGGAGGAAGCGCCGAACCGGCAGATGCTGATCGTGGCGCCCAGCCAGAACATTTCGGAGCGGTGCTTCGAACAGGCGCAGGGCATGATCAGGCTGGACGTCCGGCTCGACGCCATCTTCAAGGTGCAGGATCACCTGAAATGCATCGAGCGCCGCAAGACCGGCACCCAGCTCAACGTCAAGACGTTCGACACCTCGATCGTCACCGGCGAAATCCCGATCCTGACGATCATCGACGAGCTGCACGAGCTCGGCAAGAAGAAGGGAGCCGCCGCCGTCATGCAACAGATACGCGGTGGCGGCATCACCATGCAGGGCGGCCAGGTGCTCATGATCACTACCCAGTCGGACGAACAGCCGGCCGGCATCTGGAAGACCGAACTCGACAAAGCACGCAAGATCCGCGACGGCAAAGGCGGCGCGTCGCCGATCCTCCTTCCAGTGCTCTACGAGTTCCCGTTCGAGAAACAGCGTGACCAGGCGTTCTGGCGCGACCAGCGCCATTGGCGATATCTGCTGCCAAACATTGGCCGCTCGATCGATCCGCAGCGCCTGATCGCGGACTATGAAAACAACGGCCGCGTCACGCAGGAAGCCGAGCAGATATGGCTGTCCCAGCACCTCAACATCGAGATCGGCGTGGGCTTTGGTGATGATGGCTGGCGTGGCGCCGATTATTGGGAAGAACGCGCCGACCCGTCTCTGACCCTGGAATCGCTGATCGAGCGGTCTGAGGTCGCAGTTGTCGGGGCCGACGGCGGTGGTCTGGATGATCTCTTCGGCGTCTGTGTCATCGGCCGTGAGAAAATTACCCGCCGCTGGCTGGTTTGGACCCATGCCTTCGCACACCCGAAAGTGCTTCAGGTACGCAAGGAAATTGCGCCGCGGCTGCTCGACTTCGAGGCGGAGGGCTCGCTCACCATCTGTGAAGTGTCGGCCTACATCGCGCGGATCGCCGACATCGTCTGGCAGGTATGGAACGCCGGATTGCTGCCGGAGAAAAACGCCGTCGGCTTCGACCCGAACAACATCGCCGCCTTTGTTGACGCGCTGGCGCTCAAGCGGATCGAAGGACCGATGTTGCATCGTCTTCGCCAGGGCCCGGCGCTCTCGCCGGCGCTCTGGGGCCTTGAGCACAAGCTGAGCGACGACACGATCAGCCACGACGGCTCATCGATGATGGCCTGGTCCGTCGGCAACGTGAAGATCGAGGTCAAAGGCAACGGCAACATGGCCACCAAGCAGGCGGCCGGCCGTACCAAGATCGACCCGGTGATCGCCATGCTCTGCGCTGCAATCCTGATGAGCTGGAACCCGGAAGCCACGGGAGTTCTCGACTTGAGCGACTACCTCAAAAGTCCGGTCATGCACGCATGAGCATCTGGGACGGAATTTTCGGCCGCCGCAAGGTGAAGCTGACCGATCCGGCCAGTTGGCATCACGATCATGGTACCTGGTCGGGGAAGGCCACATCGCCGGACGCAGTCCTCCAACTGGCGACCGCATGGGCCTGCATTCGGCTGAATGCCAGGACAAAGGCGTCTTTGCCACTGAAGGTGCATCTGAAGAAGGATGGTTCCCTCGTCCAGGATAGTCGGCTTTACGCTCTGCTCCATGATCAGCCGAACGCCGACCAGACCGCGTTGGAATTCTGGGAAGGTCAGTACACTGCCCTTGAGTTGCGCGGCAATGCGTATGCCGAAAAGGTCTATAGCGGCAATGAGCTCGTCGCGCTGATCCCGCTCAATCCCGATTGCGTAACGGTTTATCGTGATCCGCGTACAGGCGAGCGTCGCTACCGTTTCGCCGATTCTGTCACCGGATTTCGGAGCCCGCAGGATGGCTGGGGCGAAGACAAGGTCTTTCACCTGCGTGGGTTCGGTGCCGGCGGCATGACTGGCCTGTCGACGATCTCCTATGGTCGGCAAACGCTGAGCACCGCGCTTGCCGCCGACGAGGTTGCCGGCCGCACGTTCGCGCATGGCTTGCAGGTTTCCGGCTTTGCGGTCGATTCCCCCGGCGCGCGCACGACGCAGGAGCAGCGCGAAGACCTGGTCAAGCTGTTTGACAAATTCTCCGGTTCGCAGCGCGCCGGCAAGGTCATGCCGCTGCCGCCAGGCTTCGACTTCAAGGCGCTCGGCATGAGCCCTGAAGATGCCCAACTGCTGGAGACGCGGGGTTTCCACGTCGAGGAAATCTGCCGTTGGTTCGGCATGTTCCCGATCCTCATCGGTCACGCCGCTGCTGGCCAGACGATGTGGGGTTCCGGTGTGGAACAGATCAACCTCGCCTGGCTCACCCTATATCTCGGCCCGGAATTGCAGCGCATCGAACAGTCGATTGAAAAGCAGCTGCTGACGCCCATCGAACGTGCCAAGTTCTACGTCGAGCACAACGTCGACGCGCTGCTGCGCGCGGACAGTGCCGGCCGCGCTGCCCTCTATTCGGTGCAGGCGCAAAATGGCTTGAAGACGCGCAACGAGATGCGCAAGCGCGAAAATGACCCGCCGCTGCCCGGCGGCGACGTGCTTACCGTGCAATCCAATCTCGTTCCGCTCGAACTTCTCGGCAAATTGCCGCCGTCGCAGACGCCGGACGGCTTTGGCCATCCACCGGCGCCGAAGCCGAAGCCTGATCCCTCCAAGAAACCCGCTTAAGGGGATTTCAAATGCACTATCTGCGCATCCTGGCGGCCTTCGCGGGCCAACCCTGGGCCATGCAGCCCGAGAAGCTGGAAACCATCGCCAGCTTCCTGATGTTCAAGGCCAAGGGCGGTTCTCTGTCCGATGACGAGGTGCAGGCTCGCATCGGCGATCGCAGGTCCGACAGCACGCCTCCGGCGGCAGGCGGGATCGCAGTCCTGCCGGTCCATGGCGTCATTTCGCAGCGCATGGGCATGATGTCGGAAATCAGTGGCGGCACCTCGACCGAGGCGCTGGCACAACAGTTTCGCGCCGCATTATCCGATGATGCCGTCAAGGCGATTGTCTTCTCCCACGACAGCCCCGGGGGCGGCACATATGGCGTCGACGAATTGGCAGCGGAGATCCGCGCCGCTCGCGGCGTCAAGCCGATCATCGCGCAAGTCGACAGCCTGAGCGCTTCGGCTTCGTACTATCTGGCCTCGCAGGCGGATGAGATCGTCGTGACGCCTGGCGGCGAAGCCGGTTCCATCGGTGTCTATTCGGTGCATCAGGACATTTCCAAGATGCTCGAAAACGAGGGCGTCAAACCAACCCTGATCAAGGCCAAGAACGGCATCTATAAGGCCGAAACCGCCAACATCCATCCGCTCTCGGAAGAAGCCCACGACTATCTCCAGCAGCGTGTCGATGTCGCTGAGACAGCGTTCATCAGCGCCGTCGCGGCCGGCCGCCGCGTGTCACAGGCAAGCGTCCGCGACAATTTCGGCAAGGGCCGCATGTTTGGCGCCGCCGAGCTGGTCAAGCGCGGCATGGCCGATCGTGTCGGCACCATGCAGGACACCTTGCAACGCCTCGGCGCATCTTCGCCTCGGCTAGGCGCCGCCGCGAATACGCGGCGGATGTTCGCCGCCGGCGAAACTCCGCAGCTTTCACAGATCGAGGAGGTCCTGCGTGAGGCAGGCTTCCCCAACGCCCTTGCGACCGCGTTCGTCTCGCGCGGCAAGGGTGCGCTCCAGAGTGAGTCTGGGCACGAAGAGACGCGAGCACTGTCACCGGACGCCAAGGCGTCTCTCCAGCAATTCTTGGCCCGCTTGGGCAAATAGGAAAATCACAATGGACAAGGAATTTCAGGAACTGCTCGCCAAGCTCGCCGCACGCGACGACGAGCTGAAAGCGCTGGTCGAAAAGGCCAATGGCGAGGCGAAGGCCGCTGGCGTGGTCGCCGCCGAAACCAAGGCTGCGATCGAGAAGATCGTCGAGGGCAACGCCGCGATTCATGCCCGGTTGCTCGACATGGAGCAGAAGCAGGCGCGCCGCGCTGGTGGTGACTTCGACCTGCTGCGCACCACCGGCGCCAGCTTCACCGACAGCGACATGTTCAAGAAGTTGCAGTCGGAAGGCCGCGGCACCGCCCGGATGACCTTCAAGTCGATCACCATGAATGCCGCGGTGACCAACGTCACCAGCAGCCCGACTGGTACCGGCGGCGTCGGTAACGCCATAGCGCCGGATCGCCTTGCCGGCATCATCTCGCCTCCGGATCGCCGCATGACGGTCCGCGACCTGATCTTGCCCGGGCGTACCGGTTCGAACCTGATCCAGTACGTCCAGGAAACCGGCTTCCAGAACATGGCGGCGCCGGTTGCCGAGGGCGGCTCCAAGCCGCAGTCCGATCTGTCGCTCGACCTGGTCGACACTCCGGTACGCACCATCGCCCACTGGATCAAAGCGTCGGTGCAGGTGCTGGCCGATATCCCGCTGCTCCAGTCTTACATCGACGGCCGCCTGCGCTACGGCCTGCAATATGTCGAGGAACAGCAGCTGCTTGCCGGCGACGGCACCGGCCAGAACCTCGAAGGCCTTATCCCGCAGGCGACACCGTTCAACACGGCGTTGCTGAAGGCTGACGATCAGCAGGTGGATGTCCTGCGTCGCGCCATCTTGCAGGTCCGTATCGCGGAGTATGCGGCTTCCGGCATCGTGCTCAACCCGAACGACTGGGCTGACATCGAAACGCTGAAGGACAACAACGGCCGTTATATCTTCGGCAATCCGGGCCAGAACCTTCAGCCGCGCATGTGGGGCCTGCCCGTGGTCGACACCAATGCGATGCCGGCCGGCCAGTTCATGGTCGGCGCGTTCAACCTGGCGGCGCAGGTGTTCGACCGTGAAGATGCCAACGTGCAGGTTTCGACCGAAGACGGTGACAACTTCACCAAGAACATGGTGACGATCCGCGCCGAAGAGCGGCTCGCCCTGGCTGTGTTTCGGCCGCAGAGCTTCGTCTACGGCGCGTTCTAGACCCACCCTGAACCCCTCGCGAGCCGGCCTTCGGGCCGGCTCCTAACCCATGGAGCCGTTCATGTCAGACTTGATCAAGACGACCGTTCTGAAGCCGCACATGGGCTCGGACGGCATTATCACGAAGGTCGGCCAGCAGATCGAGGTCGACGAGCAGCGCCATAAGGCGCTTGCGAAGAAAGGATTTGTCTCTTCGGAGACAGAACAAGTCGCCGACGCAAGGCCGAAGCCCGTGAAAGATGCGATCACCAACGCCGATTTCGAGGGCAGGCGCACACCTATTTCGGGCAGCGGTATGACCGCGCCGAAACAGCCGGCCGACCCCTCGTCCAAAGGCACGGCCAAGCGGAAGGCCAAGAGCGCCTAGCTCGCGGCATCCTTCACCAGCGGCGCTGCGGCGCCTTTCCCCAGGAGACAGAAAATGCGACGTTTCAAGGTCCCCGTCACGACGGACGGGAGTGGCAACGCCACCGTCACCAGCCCTCGACTGGCGGGTAAGATCCACAGCATCATCTACGTGAAGGACGCAACGAACGCCTACACCGACGGCGTCGACTTCACCATGACAGCCGAAGACACCGGTGAGAACGTATGGACTCAGGCCAATGTGAACGCATCGGTCGCGGTTTACCCGCGAGCGCCCGTTAGCTCGCAGGCAGGCGTTGCCTCCCTCTATGCTGCCGGCGGCACGGCGATCCAGGACAAGATCGGCATCGTCGATCGACTGAAGATCGTGCTTGCCCAGGGCGGAGCAAGCAAAACCGGCCTTTTTCACATCTTGGTCGACTGAGCGTCACCCCATGAACATCGTCGTCATCACACCGCCCGCGCCAGTCGTCACCCTCGAAGAGGCGAAGGCTCAACTGCGCGTGGACTTTGGTGACGACGATGCCTTCATCAGCGGCTTAATCGCCGCCGTCCAGGGAAATATCGACGGGCCTGACGGATGGCTTGGCCGCGCAATCGGCGTCCAGACGCTGGAAATGCGCCTGCCATCGTTTTGCGGCTGGGATGGCAGTAGTTGCATACCGCTTCGCTGCCCGCCGGTCACCGCGCCGGTGTCCGTGAAGTACATTGATGGCGACGGGGTCGAGCAGACGTTCGACAGCGATTCCTACCGCCTGGTGGGCGACGACATGATCGCTCCGGCCTACAGCGTTAGCTGGCCATCGGCGCGGCATGACCATGATAGCGTCAAGATCCGCTACACCGCCGGCTATGAGCAGGTGCCGCCGCCGATCAAGGCCGCGATCCTGCTCAATGTCGCCCACCTCTACGCCAACCGCGAGGCGGTCAGTCTCGAGAATTTCGTGACCGAGTTGCCGCTCGGCGTTCAATGGCTCCTGTCGCCGTTCCGGCGCTGGTAATCCCTCAACCCGGAGACACTTCCATGACCGATCTTGTCATCACTGCCGCCAATGTCGTCGCCGGCGCCAATGCCGAAACCGAAACCGGCGCCGCCGGGGAAGCCATCACCGCCGGTCAGCCGGTCTATCGTTCGAGTACGACGAAGAAGCTCATGAAGGCGCATTCGAACGGCGCCAGCGCCGAGATCCGCACGCCGATCGGCGTCGCGCTGAACGGCGGCGCGGTCGACCAGCCGATCAAGGTGCAGAAAGGCGGCGATGTCACCATCGGTGCGACGCTCACGCCAGGCGTTGCCTACTATCTGTCGGACACGCCTGGGGGTATCTGCCCGGTCGCGGATATCGGCACCGGCGAATATGTATGCCTGATCGGCCTCGCCAAGTCGGCCAGCGTGCTTGCGCTGGACATCCGCTACACCGGCGTTGCGAACTGATCATGTGGGTGCGCTTCACCGCCGACTTCGATTGGAAGCCGACGCCACAATCCATCACAGCCTACAAAGCTGGGATGGTGCTGAATGTGCCGCGCGCCTGCGCGGAGGCGGCGTGCCGGGTCGAGAAAGCGGTGAAGGATCCTTCGGCCGGTAAAAGGAAAAGCGACGATGCCGTCGAAGCCTAGTGCCGGCTCCCTGCGTGAGCGCGTCGCGTTCGATGCACGCGAAGCGATCGACGATGACTACGGCAACACAGTGGCCGGAGATTTCTCGGAACGGTTTCAATGCCGGGCCGAGTTCCGCAGCCGGGGCGGTTCCGAAGCTGTTGTCGCGGCACGCCTCGAGGGGCGTAACATCTTCGGCGTCTACATCCGGTCCTCGGCGCAATCGCGCCAGATCACGACTGACTGGCGCATGCGCGACGTTCGCCGCGGCATTGTCTATGCCATCGACGCGGTGGACAGCGTAAGCGATCCGGCATGGGTCTACCTCACTGTGGAATCCGGGGTGGCGGCATGAGGCCACAGGTCAAATGGCAAGGACGCGAAGCACTCTATCGACGCCTCAATGAACTTTTGCCGAACGTCGAAAAGGAAGTCGCGATCGAGCAGCTAGAAGGCGCCAAGGAGCTTGCCAACAGGATCCGGCCGCGCGCGCCACGTGACACTGGGGAATACGCCGCCAGCCTCGTCGGCGACAAGCTCAGCAACCACAAGGGCGAGCGCGCGATCGGCCAGCCGGGAAAGACCAAGGATCCGAACGCGACCGGAATCTTCGGCGAGTTCATCTGGCGCTTTCTCGAATTCGGCACGGTCAAGATGACGGCCCGCCCGCATATCTTCCCGACTTATCGCGCCTACCGCAAGACGCTGCGCCGGCGCATCGCGGGTGCGGTGAACAAGGCTGTCCGTAAGGCAAAGAAGGGTTAAATGACCTCGCCCAGCCTGGAATTGCAGGGTGCCATCGTCGCCCGTCTCAAGGCGCTGCCTGCTGTCGCGGCGCTTATCGGTACTCGCATCTATGACAGCGTGCCGGCGCCGACGACATTTCCTTATGTGACGGTCGGGCCGATGGATGAGCTGTCCGACGATGCCGACTGCATCACCGGTTTCAGCATCGCTGTCGACCTCAACGTCTGGTCACGCGCCGTCGGCTTTCCGGAGGCGGAACGGATCAGCGACGCGGTGCGCACCGGTCTCCTGGATCCCGAGCTCGCACTGGCCGCAAACGCCCTGGTCTATTTCCAGCACCGGCAGACCGTTTTCTCCCGGGATCCTGACGGGCTCACCAACCGTGCCCGCATGAGCTTCGAGGCTTTCGCGGAACAACCGTGAAGTATGCAGGGGGCGCGCCTGCCAGCATCCACCCGCGCCAGTCCAACACATGGAGAAAATGCAATGGCATCCCCCACTACAATCAAGGGCGGCAAGGTCAAGGTGATGCTTGGCGATGGCGCTGACCCCGAGAACTTCGCCGTTCCCTGCGGCTTCACCTCGAGGTCGATGACTTTGACCAAGGCGCTGAATGAATTCCAGCTGCCGGATTGCGACGATCCGGATGCCATCGACTGGCTGGGCCGCGATGCAACGTCGTTGTCGATGTCGGTCAGCGGCGAAGGCGTGCTGGCGTCGGAATCGGTCGAGACCTGGCTCAATGCATGGGAGAACGTCGATTCCGTCCATGTGAAGGTCATCTGGGAGTTTCCGGCCAAGACCATCACCTGGACCGGATCGATGCATGTCGAGACCTTTGCCGCCACCGCGCCCAACGCGCAGCGCGCGACAGCTAACGTGTCGCTGCAATCCGACGGCGTCATGACCAGGGTCGTTTCGTGAGCCGAGACGCCTCGACGACACAGCCATTCGCGGATGACGACTACGAATTCCGCATGGCCTGGGGCGAGCTCGAAAAGCTTCAGGAAGCCTGCGATGCCGGCCCCTATGTCGTTCTCGACCGGCTTGTGACCGGCCGGTGGCGGATGGGAGACATTTCCAACACCATCCGCCTTGGCCTGATCGGCGGAGGCCTCGAGCCGGTGAAGGCGCTGAAGCTGGTCCGTGCCTATGTCGAGGCGCGGCCTCCGCTGGAAAACCTCGTGCTCGCCCAGCTCGTGCTTGGCGCCGGCGTTGCCGGTGCGCCGGAGGAGGATGTCGGAAAAAAATCCGAGGCTCCGGATCTGGACGATCCGAAGAACTCCCCAACGGGAAGTTCCGATACGGAGCCATCTACGGCAATGGAGCAGTCCTCGGCTTCAGCCCGCAACAAGTCCGAAGCATGAGCATGTGGCAGTTCCTGGCGGCGCTCGAAGGCTACCAGAATGCCAACGATCCCGACGCCGACAAGGCGCTTTCGACGCAAGAGCGTGACGAACTCTGGGACTGGATCAGGGGATAGCATTTTATGGCTGGCGACACCGAAGACCTGATCCTGTCGATCTCTGCCGACACCAAGCAGATCCAGCGCGCCTTGCAGCGCCTGACCGGCGATACTCAGGTCACGACGACGGCCATCCAGCAGCAGTTCGACCAGCTTGGGAACAAGACGGCCGGATCGTTCGACGCCACGGCGACGCGGGCCAAGCGATCTTTTTCCGTCATCCAGGGCGGCGCCAGGGACAGCGGCAAAGCCATCGAGGCGTCGATGAAGGCATCGTCGTTTCAGACCGCCAATCTGGCCTCGCAGCTACAGGATATCGCCGTCCAGTTGAAGGGCGGCGCCTCGCCGCTGACGATCGCCTTGCAACAGGGCACCCAGATCAACCAGGTCATTGGCCAGGCGGGTGCTGCCGGTGCCGTCAAGGCGCTCGGCGGGGCGTTCACGTCCCTGATCAATCCTGTGTCGCTGGCAACGATCGCGACGATCACGCTGATCGGCTACGCGGTGCAGTATTTTTCCTCTGTCAGGAGCGGGGGTGAAAAAAGCGCGGAGACGCTGAAGCAAGAGGCGGAACTCATCAACCAGGTTGCCCAGAAATGGGGCGATGCGCTTCCTGCCGTGAAAGCCTATGCCGACGAACGCGCCCGAGCCCTCGACGTCGCCAACGCCAAGCAGGCCACAAATCTGACGATCGCGGGTTTCTTCGAAGATGCCAAGAAGGAGATCGTCGACCTTAATGCTGGTGTTGCCGGCCTTTATGAGCAGATCGGCAACACTCCGGGCCAGGAGTCCGGGGTTCGAAGAATTCAGCTCGCCTTCGCCGGTTTGCAGAGCGCCATCGACGAGAATCGCGACAGCACCAAGGAGGTGAAGGAACTCCAGGAAGCGCTGAACGCGGTCTACCAGAAACTGCCGTTGCCCGACCTCAAGAGATTTTCGGACACCGTCGATGGACTGGCTGAAAACTGGAAGAAAGCGGCCAAGAATGCCGACGAGGCAAGGAAGGCTTTTGTCAGCGCGACCGAACCGGACGTCTTCGATCCGCGCGATCCGCGCTTTCAAGGTCCGACCGGACCGCTGCCGACCAATGCTCCGACGCCGAGTGAGCGCCCGTCGTTCGAGGATGTCGGGCAGACGCTCTCCAGCCTCAATTCGGCGATCGATGCTTTCACGCAGCGCGTCGTCAAGGCGGAAAGCGGCGGCGACACCAATGCAAAGAACCCGAATTCCAGCGCGACCGGCACGGGGCAATTCATCGAATCGACCTGGCTGAACCTGTTTCGGAAATACTATCCGGCACAGGCACAGAACCTGTCGCGCGATGCCATCCTCGATCTGCGCAAGAACGCCGACTATTCCTATACCCTTATCCAGGCTTACGCGCGCGAGAATGCCGCCGTGCTGGAAAAGGCGGGCGTGCATGTCGACGAGGCTGCGCTGCAACTGGCACACTTCCTCGGTGCCGGCGATGCCGCCAAGGTGCTTAGTGCTGCTTCCGGCACGCCGCTGGCCGGCTTGATCTCGCAGAAGTCGATCGCCGCTAATCCGACCATCCTTGGCGACGGGCGCACCGTTGACGATGCCATCGCATACGCAAATCGGCGGGCCTCCGGCCTGGACGCGGCGCAGGAGCGCAAACGGACCCCGGACAATATATTCCAGGGCAAGGCGGATGATGTGCAGAAACGCATCGACGCCTTGAATGCCGAGTATGAAGCCCAGGCCAAGCTCAACCCGCTGATTAAAGACTACGGCTATGCCGCAGAAAAGGCGAAGATCGAAGCGGAGTTGTTGGCGGAGGCCCACCAGGCCGGGTTGGAGGTAACGCCGAAACTGGCCGCACAAATCTCGACCCTGGCAGAGAACTACGCCAAGGCGTCGGCGTCCGGCAATCAGCTGAAGGACACCAACACCAAGATCGTTCAGCAGCAGCGGGAGTTGAACGATCTGGGCCGTGGCGTTCTCGGCGGAATCATCGACGACCTCAAGGCTGGAAAGGATGCGGGCGAGATATTCGCCGACGTCCTCAGCAAGATTGGTGACAAGCTCGAAGAGCTGGCCCTTAACGCACTGTTCCCGACATCGGGCATCGGCGGCCTGTTTGGTGGTGCCGGCGGTGGCGGTGGGCTGCTTGGTGGGCTGCTCATCCCGGGGATCCTGCATTCGGGCGGCGTCGCCGGCGTCGATGGATACAGCCATGGCCGCAAGGTGTCGCCGGCGACCTTCGCCGGAGCGACCCGCTATCACCAGGGCGGTGTGGCCGGGTTGAGACCCGGCGAGGTGCCGGCAATCCTGCAAAAAGGCGAGATCATCACGCCAAAGGGAAAAAGCGTCGGTGGCGCATCGAGCGTCCACGTCACGGTCGGCGTGTCGGCCGACAACGATGGCAACCTGATGCCCTTCGTCGAGAGCGTGTCCGAGCGCAAGGCGGGCCAGATCAGCTCTGCGACGATCACCCAGTATGACAAGGGGCTTGCCGGCCGGATCAGCGATGTCATGGAGCGGCACGGATGACGGTGACGCTCGATTACCCGCTTCGCGTGCTGCCGCCGCGAAGCGTCAGCCTGACGGTGGACTACAATACACGTCCCGGGCAGCAGGCGACCAACGGCATGCGCCGGTCTATCGGCATGAGCGGCGCTCAGTTCCGGTTGACGCTGAAGGATATCTATCTGAACTCGGTCACCAAGGTGCGCACCATGCGCGGCTTCCTCGCCAATCTCGAAGCCGACAGTCAGTTGGTCAGGATCAGGCTGCCGGACATGTATGGCATCGACGGCCCCTGGAGCATCGCGACCAAGGCCAACCGTCAGGCGTGGCCGCTCGGCATTCCGTTCGCTACGGATGTGCTGTTCTCGACCGGCGTCGGCTTTGCGGTGCCGACGCTCGAGACGACATTCGCCGGCGCCGCGGCGCTCAACGAGCGGCAGATCTATGTCAGCGCCGAAAGCGAGTTGCCAGGCGGCTGTGCGGTCTCGATCAATGAATTTTGCTACATGATTGCCGGCTCGTGGACCGAGGATGACGGCACGAACCGGCTGAAACTGTCGCCCGTGCTGCGCCAAGCCGCGAGCCAGGGCGACGTCGTCTCGCTTGCCCCCGTCTTCGTCGGCACATGCACCACCACGACGCCCGGCTCCGAAGAGCTCGACCTTGGCAAGCGTGGCGCGGTCACGCTCGAATTCGTCGAGGATCTCACCCGCCTGGTCGAGAGCGTCGACTGATGTTTTCGCAGACGATCCGTGAGCATACGCGCGGCAATCGCGTGCACCTTGTCGTGCTCGGCGAATTCCAGTTCGTTTCCGGCACCATGTACCTGCACAATGAGGGCGGCATCCTGCGGTCGAACGACACCGCCGGCGCATTCGACGCGGCGATCGACTGGAAGGGTTTGCAGGGGCTTGCCACCGTCTCGGGGCTTGGTGCCTCCAAGGTCGGATCGTCGCGCCAGGTGACCTGTTCCCTCAACGCGGAGGACCTGACGATCAAGACCCTGTTCGCCGACCAGCAGGCGCAGGTCAAGGGCCGGCGCTTCCGCTTCTGGGGCCAGTTCTACGATGCCGACCTCCAGCCGCTCGATCCGAGATTCCACCTCTATACCGGCACCGGCGACAGGCTGCGCATGACCAAGACCGGGCCGTCCTCGCGCCAGGTCGACCTGCTGCTGGAAGATTTCCTGGTGCGCCGCCGCCGCTCGGCCAATTCTATGATTACCAACACCGACCAGCAGAGCCGGGATCCCGGCTCGACCGGCTTCATGTACGTCAACCAGATGGTCGACAAGACCCTTAACCTGTTCGATGCCAGAAGCTAGCAAACCCGACCTGCTGGCGCTCTATCTCGCCGAGGAGCGGCAAAGGCCGTTCGCCTGGGGGCAGGGCAATGGAGATTGCCTGCTGTTCCTGCTCGGCTGGGCGGAACGTGCCGCCGGGCGCCGGGCGAGCGTGGCATGGCGTGGCGCCTATCGCGATGAACTCGGAGCCCGCTCGGCGCTCGACGCTTTCGGCGGTGCTCCCTGGGCGGTCTGCGATGTGCTCGGGCCGCCGCGCATGGGAAGCGAAGCCAGGCGCGGCGACGTCGGCCTGATCGAGACTGATGGTTGGCACCTCGGCGTGATCTGCACGGGAAGGCTCTGGGTCATGCGGGCACATGAGAGCGGCATCCGGTACGCCCGGCTCAAACCCGAAATTGTCTGGTCGATGGGTTTCGCATGAGCATGCACAACCGCATGAGGAATGCGCGGTGGGGCCTGGAATGCAGCACCTCGCTCTATTCGCAGGCTGTGTTCCAGCCGCAGCTCATCGCTGCAGCCATCCTGCCGCTGCTCGTCTCCAGCCCGGTGTTCTTTCTCGGGCCGGCCGCGATCAGCGCCATTGCATTGGGCCTGGGCTACGCCGCCGTCGCCGCGGCGGCGCTCGCGCTCCAGCTCGCCTTGCAGAAGAAGCCGGCGACACCGCAGCCTTCGGACGTGCAGTCCAATATCCGGCAGCCGATCTCGCCGCGCCGGCGCATCTATGGGCGGTTCCTGACCGGCTCGGTCATCGTCTTCGGCTTCCGCCGCGGCGAGAAATCCTATCTGCTGCACTATATCGGCGAGGGGCCGATCCAAGCCTATGTCAGCTTCCGTCTCGACAAGAAGCCGGTGACGCTCGACGCCAACGGCTACGTCACCGAGGACCAGTATGTCTACAATGGCCGCTCGCGCGTCAGGATCCTGTCCACGCGCGGCCTTGCCACCGACGGTCCGTTCCAGGCCATTCTCGATGCATTTCCCGAGCTCGACGATCCGCTGAAGCCGTTCCGGCACCGCGGCTGCGCCATGGTGCTGCAAGTCGTCGAGCAGGTGCCGCAGGAGAAGATCCCGGACGTCTATCCCAACAACATGCCGTCCCTGCAAGTGGTGCTCGACGGACTGAACGACCTCTATGACCCGAACACCGGGACGTCAGGCTTCACCGACAATGCCGGCACCTGCCTGCTGGGCGAGATCATGACCGTCTATGGCCTGGCCGCGTCCGATTCCGACCTGGTCGATTTCGACGCATTCGGCGCCTTCATCGACCATTGCGACAACGCCATCGCGCTCAAAGCTGGCGGGACCGAGCCGCGCTACCGCGCCGCCGGCGTTGTCTACGCGAACGCGGAAAACGAAGACCGCGTCAAATCGCTGATGGCGGTGTGCAGCGCCGATGTCTTCATCGACACGCAGGGCAGGCTGTCAGTGCGCCAGAAGCTGCGCGCGACGCCGTCGATCGCGCTGCGCGCCAGGAATGGCGATCATCTGTCGGTGCAACTGGAAGGCGGCCGCACCGAGCAGAAGAAGTTCAACACCGTCAAGGTCTCCTATGTCGACACTAATCTCAACTACAAGGAAAACGAGGTCACCTGGCAACATGCCGGCTATCTCGGCGACGACGGCCGTGAGCTCGTCTCGACCCTGCCGGCGACGCTTTGTCCCTCGGCCACGCAGGCGCAGCGGCTGGGCAAGCTCTTCCTATACGAGAGCAATCCCGACTTCGTCGGCACGCTGACCTCCGGGCCACAGGCGCTCGACCTGCTCGACGATTATTGCTTTACGCTCGATCTCAGCCCGGAAGATGGTTTCGAGCGCATCGCCTGCGCCAGCGGCGAGATCGAATACGACGCCGGCCAGATGACGGTCTCGGCCTCGATAGCTGTCTTCGCCGATGGCGCGACGGACTGGATCGCGGCAATCGACGAACAGGACGCGGTCGATATCCCGCCGGTCCTCACCTCCGATGTCGACGACGTGACGCTCGACGTCACCGTGACGGTCGAGCTCCAGGACAATTCGGCGCCGATCCTGAAATTCTCCTGGGGTGCCGCCGGCGCCGGCACGCTGCCGGACAGCTATTCGCAGCAGGTGCAGGTTTCGCCGGCCGGCGCCGACGATTGGCATGACGCCTCGGTCAACCAGCAGGAAGACACCGCGCAATATGGGCCCGTCGCCGACGGCGGTTCGTATGATTGGCAGATCAGGAACGTCGCCAGCGGCAAGACCTTCGACTACCAGCCCTCGGCCGTGCCAGTGACCGTGGTTGTCGACGCGACGCCGCCGCAGCCGCTGATGGCCTTTTCGGCGTCAGACGGCGCCGGGCAGTTCACCGCCAATTTCAGCACCAAGAACGACAGCCATCTGGCGACCGTGGCGGTCTACCGGACCGCCTCCGGCGGCACGTTGAACCGCACCACCGATCTGATGGGGCGTTACGCGGTCGCGCCAGGCATCTCCTACGGCCTGCCGATCACCTCGTCGGCCGGCACCTTCGACATCCGCGCCGAACCGTTCAACCGGTCGAACATTGCCGGGTCGCTCTCCGGACCTGACAGCGCGACCGTTTCCTAGCCGCCATCCCCCACTTGTCTTTCCTTTTTGAATGGAGCCTTCCATGGCCGTCCAGCTTGCGGACTATATCTGGCGCAAATACGAGGTCGACGGCGTTTCCGCGTCCGGCTTTCACAAGCCGAATGGGGATGACATCCGGCCCTGGGGTACCTGGGTCGAGGGCATCATTACCGCCTTCCTGTCCAATGGCGGTCTCATCTATGACACCAAGGCGCACATGGATGCCGATCTCGCCCATGGCGCCAATTCGTCAGCGTGGGTGGTTGGCGATGCCATGGACGCCAACAATGGCATCTATCGCAAGCTTGGCGCCTCCGGGGCCGGATCCTGGACGCGCGTTGCCGATCTGCCCTACAGCTTCATCAAGGCCACCGATGCCGGCGCCGGCACCGCCAATGCGATCGTTGCGACGTCAAGCATTCCGATCCCTGCGGCCGATGCCGCAGTGCTGGTCAACTTCATCGTTTTCGAAGCAAATACCGACGCGCCGGTGACGATCGCATTCAATGGTGGCACTCCGCTGACGATCAAGACGGCCTCGGGAAACGACGTCGCCGCGGGCGGCCTCGTCGCCGGAATGGTGGTCGCCGGATACAAATCCGGCTCCACGTTCCGCCTCCTTACCGACCAAGCCAGTGCGGCCATCCAGGCTGCGGCGGAAGCAGCGGCGGCGGCGGCAGCAGCTTCGGCGGCGTCAATCAATCTGCCCCCGGCCGTCGCCGACACGTTCTTGCAGGCAAAACCCGACGCCACCGGCTATCTTACCAAAACGGCAACGGAGGTGCGCAACGCGCTTGCGGCGGCGGCCTATGTCGTGGATCGCGCGGCGGTCAAGGCGCAAGACGCCTCCAAGCTCCGGGCAGCGACTACCTACGGTGAAGGCCTGGCAAAGAATGGGACGTGGATTTCCTACCTGACGTCATCGCTACCGGCATCCATACAGGCAGCGGCGGCGGCTGATACCCTGGAGGGTATTTATCTCACCTCCGGTTTGTACACATGGGCACGGCTGTTTCATGGGCCAATCCAGACGAAATGGTTCAATGCGCAGGGCGATGCGACCTACATCACCGGCAACACATCGATCGTGTCTGGTGCCGCTGCACTAACAGTCGCAGGCGCGAACTTTGCTGCTGCTGACGTCGGAAAGCTGATCGCGGTTCCCGGTGCCGGCGCGGCGGGTATACCATTGGTCGCGAATATCATCGCCCGTGTGAGCGCCTCCCAAGTCACGCTTTCGGCCAATGCCGGCACAACGCTCGCGGCGGTTTCCACCAAGATCGTCTACGGAACCGACGACACCACCTCAGTCAATAAGGCGCTCCAGGCGCTTCCGGTGACCGGTGGCACGGTTATGCACTCCGGGCAGTCGGTTGTCAGTTCGTCCATCAGCATCGGAGACGGAACGACCACGACGCAATCGACCCGGTGGGGCGTGCGGCTTGTCGGTGATGGGATACCGGTCGATCCTAGTACCCCGGCCGATCTTGCCAGAGACACTAATCACCCGTCTGCGGCTGGATTTACATGGCTCGGCACGTATAACGCGAATGTGGCTGTTGTCGAAGCCCTCGGATATCTTGCCGGCTTTGAGGTAAGCAACCTTCGAATAGACGGCCAGTCCAGCGTTCGCTACGGCTTGCGCGTGACAAGTGCCGGCTACGGAGTCACCGATAACCTCAACTTCATCGGCTGCCGCAACGTCTCGTACTTTACGACCGTCCACGCTGGCCTGTCCGGTTTCAGCCGAAATGCGGAGCTCATCCAAGGCAAGAACATCGTCATCCGGATGCCCCCTGTTTCGGGCTGCATAGGCGTTCTGTTCGACGGCAATGGGCCGTCGCCGGGATCGAGCTGCTTCAACACTCTGACAGGGGTTCGCATTTTCCCCGACAGCACGGTCGGGCAGTTCGGTGTCATCTTTAAGGTCGCCGATACGTGCATCATCAACGATCTGCTGGTGTTCCACGAGACTGCGGCGCACGCTTCGACCAGGGGGGTGGTATACGACTACACAGGTAACGGGGTATTCCCATGTGGCTGTATCCTCAACGGCGTAGACGCTGGCTGGAACCTGCCGGCTTCACAGCAATTTGCCGTCTCTGGGTCGGCGACAGGCGCAGGTTCAGTGAACCTCATCAACAATCTGACGGAGCTGAACGGGTGTAGGTACCCAACCAATCTGGCCAACGTCACGCTCGACCTGCCGCGCAAATACCCCTCGGACGTTGCGCTGACTGGTCAGACGGGCGCCATCGCCAGCACCCTCGTTCAGACACCTAAATATGCCACACGTTACCGCGTGTCGTTCTTCATGGCCTGCACGACCGCTGGAAGTGCCGGCACGGCTACGCTCCTGATCCAGTTTACCGATCCCGCCGCCGTCTCCCGAAACGTCAGTGCGGGAGTGTTGACCTTGAGTAGCACGGCGAATTCAATTCAGGGGTCTGTTCTGGTGGAGACAACTGGGTCATACATCAACTATCAAACGACAGTTGCAGGGATCACGGGAAGCCCGCAATATTCCTTGTACATCACTGTCGAAAGAATGAATTGAATTCCCCGCAATGGAGATTCGACATGAACTGGCAGCCGATAGCAACTGCGCCAAAGGACGGGACAAGAGTTTTGGTATGGGCGGAAGCGGAAGGCGTAATGACGTTCGCTGAGTGGGGGCCTATCAACGATATTTTTGGAGTTCCTAAGCACACTGGATGGCAATGCGAATGTACGCCAGACCAGGAGGGACACTTTGTCGACGGCATTGCGCCCACGCATTGGGCCCCGGAGCCTGCTCCACCTACCGACCTGTCGTCAGGCCAATCGGCAGACATAGCCGACGCGGTAAAAATAGTGCAGGAAATACTTGAGAGTGAGATTGATTTAGCTAAGCCGGATAATCTTCCCTATCTCGAAACCCAAGTTCGGAGCATAGCCAAGGAAGTAGTGAAGGCGGTAATCCTCCGATGCTTCCAGCGGGAGGTGGAGGACCCCACCAAACAGGGTTGTGAAATCGAGATCACGCACTGAGAGGCCTAAATTGCTTAATCTATCCTCACTGTTGAGAGGATGAATTAACCAACCGGTTGCGGGAGCCAAAGATTGATGCTTGCCCCGCCCTCTCGCCGCCGAGCAGTCTCGACCGGAAGTACCTGTCGAGACGCTCCTCGACAAAGCGGTTTATGACTGATGCGGCAACTACCGATAGCGCCGAGACCGCCACGAAGTTGATGTAGCCGCCAGTGGGATCCGTCCATTGGTCTGCAATCATCCGTTGGTAGAAGTGCAGCACAAACGGGTGGAAGAGATAGAGCGAATAGGACATTCGGCCTAGATCGCTCATCCACTTCGGAATGGAAATTTTGGCCGATTTGCTGGCCAATGTACCGACAAGCACCATCGGAACCAAGGAAAGACCCGACTGCGTAATCCCGTAGCCGAGCCGGAAATGCATACCGTACTGCACTGCCGCGAGGGCAATCGAGGCTACCAGCAAGACGCGGGCTAGCGCCGCGTTCCTAATCCTGAAGTCACTCAGGAAAATCAGTCCGATGATGACCCCGCAGAAAAACAGCCAGTTGATGGGGTTGTGTACGATGAACGATAAACTGGTTGCGTGATCCGGTACGCCCGTCGCGTCTAGCGAGAAACTCCCGGCAATCCCTGGGATTAGAACCAGCGTTGTCAGGAAGTAGGCAGCCAAGGCGATCCATTGAAGGCGACCGAAAAGCAGAGACACGCCAAATATTACATAGAAATGCATTTCGTAGTTTAGGGTCCACCCCACGGCAAGAGACGGCCAGTCTTGGTTTGGGACGAAGGCGAGGCTAAGCAATAGGCGGGACAGCGTCTGATTCCGGTCCAAGATGATTAGAAATGCCGCGACGGAACCAAGGGCGTAGATCGGCCAAATTCTGGCAATCCGCTTCGCCGCATAAGAATAAAAATACCTGAAAGACCCGTCGTTCTTCGTGTTGGAATAAACCATAATAAAGCCGCTGATGACGAAGAACAGCGATACCCCCATCATTCCAGCGGGAAAGAAAAGAAAGCCTCCAATCCCGGTGTGATACGGGCCAAGGAAATTACTAGCGTGCCAGAACACCACACCGAGCGACGCGATTCCGCGAAACGCTTGAATTATATCAATCCTGGCCGTTTCCGGCCCGCGCGCGTTCATTTTCCGGTGCTAGCCTCCGTCTTTGTCGCTGCAATCTATAGGCGAACGAGCACTCGCCTGACAAGCGCGGCGCGCGGCCTAATTTAGCCTACGCAGCACGTTCAAGCGCCCGCGCTTTCAGTATCCCAAGAGGTGGCGCAAACCGACGATCGGCAGGTAAACCGTCCAGATCAGGCAGACGAGGATCGCGATAACGACGCCCATGGCGGGCGCCCATTCCTGCCACAGTTTCAGCAGCCGCCCGCTCCAGGCTTCCAGTTGAGTCTCCATCGCGATCGGGCCTTTAGCTTGGTTTGCGCAGCACGTTGAGAACCACGCCGCCGTCGTTGTGATCGCCGCTCACCAGCACTTCCCATAGGCCGTCGACCAGCAGGAGATGTCCGCCGTCATAGGTGTGGATCTCGCCGGCGTTGAAAACCGCGTCGCGCAAATGCTGCCGTAGCTCCAGCCACGGCTTGGGCAGCGATACCCAATCCCCCCGGGGTTCGTCGTATTTCATCCCCTGGCCCTCCCGGGGCCGACCATAGCCAAAATCTGAAAAGCCACAAGCTGCCCGCAAGGGCGGAAAGGAACTGTCATGGCCGTTTCGCGCGAAAAGGAATCGCTTGCCAAGGTGCTGGTGCACGAAGGCGGCTATGTGAACCATCCGGCCGACCCGGGCGGCCCGACCAACAAGGGCGTGACGCAGCGCGTCTATGACGGCTACCGGAAGGGCAAGGGCCTGGCGAAGCGCTCGGTCAAGAGCATCACCATGGACGAGGTCGGCGAGATCTATGATCGCCAGTACTGGGACGCGGTGAAGGGCGACCTGCTGCCTGACGGCGTCGATTACGTCGTGTTCGATGGCGGCGTGAACTCCGGGCCCGGCCGCTCGATCATGTGGCTTCAGCAGGCGCTTCGTCCGATCTACACCGGGCCGATCGACGGCGTCATGGGTGTGGGCACGCTGGCGGCGCTGAAGGCGGTCAACAACAACGACGCGTTGATCGATCGCATCTGCGACGCGCGCATGAACTTCCTTCGCCATCTCGGCACGTTCCCGACCTTCGGCAAGGGCTGGACGGCGCGTGTCGCCGAAGTGCGGGCGATCGGCAAGGCATGGGCGACCGGCGAGAAGCCGCAGGCCGCCAACTTCATCGACGGGGGCCAGGCAAAGGCGCTGGTCGAGGATGCCAAGGCGGCACCCTCGACCGCGCCGGCCGACTTGGCGACCGGTGGTGGCGTCGCCGGCGGCGGGCTTGCTGGCACGTTGACCGAGCTGCAGAACCAGATCTCGCCGCTCTCCTATTCGAGCGAGCTTATTGGAAAAGTCGTCGTTGCCCTGGCGTTCGCGAGTGCGCTGCTGGTCATCGGCGGCCTTGCCTATCGCTGGTACGTCAATCGCAAGGCCAAGCGCCTCGCCGAAGCGCTCGGGACCGCGCCGGCATGACCTGGTTCATCTCCCTGGTTGCCGGCCTCCTCGGCGTTCCCCGACCGCTGGCCGGCGTCATCGCCTGGGCCGCCATCGCTGTCGCCGTCTCCGGCACCGTGTTCGGCGGCTACCAGCTCATCAAGCATTGGGGTGCGGAGGAAGTCCGCAACCAGATCGAGAAGGAGAACATGGATGCGATACGCACGGGCGTTGAAGCGAGCCGTAATTTTGATGAGTGCGATCGCGCTGGCGGGCTGTGGGACTTCCGGCGTCAGCGGTGTTCCGGCCCTTCGGGAAGCCATTGGTAGCAGTCTCGCTGGCGCCGAGGGCAAGACGGTCGAGGATCAGAACAGGATCGATCGCACCATGGCTCCAGGTTGCGCCGTGAAGTTCTATACGCCGGCCGAATGCGACAGGCACACCAAAGCGAGCGCCGCGCGCCGCGCCGAACTGAAATCATAGCATCGCATCGAGGGCGGGATGATGCCGACATCAGGAACGAAAAGCTTGGAAATGATGATCGGCGGCTTGCTGCAAGCGACGCAGGATATGCAGCGCGACATCACCGAGATCCGGCGCGACATCAAGGACAGCGATGCCCGAGCGGCGCTCAGCTACGAGCAATCGGAACAGCGCGCCGCTGCTAGCCGGGCGAAGATGTACCAGAAGACCGACGAGCTGGTGGAGCGCGTGAGCGCCACCGAAAGCGCGGTCAGCAAGCTCAATGCCGACATGACCAGCGTCAAGCAGGTCACGGCCGAGGTGACGCGCTGGAAGCTCATGGGCCTTGGCGCCTTGGGCGTCACCGGTATCGCTGCCGGCGCGATGGCGTCGACCATCACCTACTTCTGGCACGACATCTGGCGCGTGCTTCGCGGCGGCTGACCTTTTTCCCAACGCTAGCACTATGTCGCCCGTCTCGGCTCGCGCCGGGGCGGGCTTTTTGCGTTTTAGCGCGGAACAAACCGGCTGCGCGCTAGGTTTGGAGCACTGGAAGCTTCGCAGTGACGACAACTCCCCAGGCTTCCACAGCCCGTCTCGCTCCACGGCAATGGCTTCGAGACGGGCTGTTTTGCGTTCAGGCTATGCCTTGATATTCGGCCCTGGCGGCTTCACCGTCGCTTGCAACTGGAATTTTTCGACCGTCGCCACGATTGCCGCGCAGATCGCCTCGGCTTCGCCCATCAGATCGGGGCCATAGAGCCCGTTCACCATCTCTTCGCTTGGCAGCACGCCGGGCGGGCAGTGTTCCTCGATCGTTCGCCGGATCATCGTCAGCGCCAACCGGCAATCGTCCACTTCGATGTTCATTTTTCCCACATTCAATTTCGCTAAAATGCAACCAAAACGGCCAGCGCGGCTTGAATCGCGGTTGGAGTAGCCAGTGCATGCGTAACGCCGGAGAGCGGCTGAAGTTCATCCCGCCCATGGAACCGGAGCTTGTCGACACCCCGCCCGAGGGTGACGACTGGTTGCATGAGGTCAAGTTCGACGGCTACCGCACACAGGTTATCAAGGACGCTGGCGGCATCCGCTTGCTCACCAGGAGGGGGCACGACTGGACGGGGCGCTACAAGGTTCTCGCCGAAGAAGCCGCGGCGATCGAGGCGGAGACCTTCATCCTCGAGGGCGAAACCATCATGATCAATGAGGCCGGCCTCTCCGACTTCCACGCCTTGCAGGCGGCCGTCAGCAAGCGCACGCCATCGCGCGACCTCTATCTCGTCGCCTTCGATCTGCTTTATCTCAACGGCCACGATTTGCGCGACATGCCGGTGGAGGACCGCCGCGAGATCCTGCATGCGATGATCCCGGCCGGGGGCCGCATCCAGTTCAGCGAGGCGCTGCCCGGAACCGGCGCCGCCGTCTACCACCTGGTCGACCAGGCCGGATTGGAAGGCATGGTCTCGAAGCTCAAAACCAGCGTCTACCGCAGCGGTCCGACGATGAACTGGCGCAAGATCAAATGCTTCGATGAGAAAGAGATGGACATAATCGGTGTGCAGCGGGAGCGGGGGAAGCCGGCGATGGTTTTGATGGCCGACAAGGGCCACTACAAGGGTGGTGCCTTCGTCACCTTCAAGGCCGACAAGCGCCAGCGCCTGTGGGATCGCGTCCAGGGCAAGGTCGGCGGGCCAGTGCCGAAGGGTCTGAAAAAGGAAAAGGCCGAATGGCTGAAGCCGGGTCTTGTCGGCCGGGTCAAATTCCTCAAGGGCGAGGAAAAGCTGCGGCATGCCAAGCTGGTGGACTATCGCGAGGAGAATTGAGGGGCTTGACGAAAAAGGAATTTGTTCTTTTTCTGTTCTCATGGCGCACGATCCGATCGATACGCTGGGCAAGGCGACCCGGCACAACATGCTCGTCAGGGCAGAATGCAGTTGCGGAAACGTCCGCTACTGCCGTTCGGCCGATTTGATGATGGTCTATGGCGGTGGCGTCGATCCGCTAAAGCTCAAATTCGATTGCAGCCGTTGCAAGCCGACAGTGAAGATCACGCTCCTCGAGGTCCATCCCGAGCACCTGCCGAAGCGGCTGGTGATCCACAAGCCGATGAAGGTGGACGGGAAGATCACCTGGCACACCGAGCGATTCCGGGGATGAATGAGCGGCTCACCGTCCGTCTCGCCTATCAACGCGGCTGGCAGGTCGTGGATGGCAGCATCATACTGGGGACCTTCGAGACCAAGGAAGGCGCTTTCCAGTTCCTGGTCGACCGCGGCGCGCGCGTGCATCTCCATTGGCGACGGACGAAGATAGGCGGCCAGGAACCGCCATATGACTTTGATGCGGAGTTCCAGAGCGAGAGCGTCGGCCGGATCAAGAAAGAGCTTCACGGACCGTCCGCAGGGCGCTGGTTCTGGTCATGTTTCGTTGGCGGCGCCAGAGGGTCGACTGAGATCAGGGACGAAGCCGTCTTCGAGGTCGAGCGCGCCTATACCAGGATCGTCGTCAAAGCTGACTATCCGAAGTGA